ACTCAAGTCTATGCTTCAAGTTCTAGTGGAAAAAAGCAATAAATAACTCTGAGATAAATACTCTTTAGGGAAAATTTTATACCATGGCATCTGCGGTATCCAACTTACTCGTCTATCAAGGTTCCGACTTCAATATTGACTTTACTGTCGAGAATGATAACGGTACAGAATTTGATATGACTGGATACACAGTAGCGTCAATGATAAAGAAGCATTACACAAGTAGTTCTTCTGTGACGGTCACAGCAGCAGTCATGACACCTGTGACAGCAGGACGTGTACAACTTTCACTAAATGCAGTTCAGACTACAGCAATGAAGGCTGGACGGTATGTATATGATGTCGTAATAACTTCTCCCTCTGGTCTAAAGACGAGAGTGTTAGAAGGAACAGTAAGCGTACTTGAGGGAGAAACACTTTAATGGCAAGGTTAAGATTTGGAGATCAATCAATTCCAAGAGTAACCCGCGTCGCTACAGGCGGTGGGGGTGGTAACGTTGGTGCATTAGCTGACGTTGACCTGACAGACGCAAGCTCAGGTGGTTTACAAAATGGTAGTGTACTGGTTTATAAATCAGACATAGCTAAATTCATACCAACAACAGTATTAAACAACATAACGATTAACGGGGGTACATTCTGATGGCATCAAAGCTACTGATCAAAAGAAGTACGGGAACAGCAGCACCAGGTACCATTGAATTTGGTGAATTAGCTCTAACCGTAGGTGCAGGAACACAAGCAAACTTAGGAGACAGAATATTTGTTGGAGACAACAACTCTGCTGCTCAGGTTGTTGGTGGTAAGTATTATACAGATATGATGGATCAAGTACATGGCGTACTGACCTCAGATTCTGCTGTCATTGTAGATAGTAATAGTAAAATAGATCAATGGTTGGTTGATGACGTTCAGATCAACTCGAACGTAATTGACACAAGCACAACAGACACAGACCTAATCATCGGTGCTAATGGCACTGGTAAGGTTGTATTCCAAGATGGACAGGAAGTAGAGTTCGGTACATCTGGAGACCTTGAGTTAGTCTGGGACGACTCTGACGGTGACTTACAGGTCAGAAGAGTGTCAGGTGGTAACGCTGCTGCTTCAGTTCTTATACAAGACGATATCCCCCTAAAGTTTGGTACAGGAAATGACGCACGTGTATATTATGATGAGACAACTACAGACAAACTAAGATGGGCTGGTGCTGATCAGCAGTATGACACAGGTGTTCAGGTAACATTTGCTGACACTACTACAGCGTCCAACTCCACAACTGCTGCTGTGATGGTATCAGGTGGTTTAGCAGTTGGTGCTAAAGCATGGGTCAAAGACTTAAATGTTGATGACGACACAACAATAGGTACTGCTGACACAGACAACCTAACAGTTAACTCAACTACTACATTTGAGAATGGCGTTACATTCAATGGCACACAAACCATTAACGCTACAATCAATACTACTGGTGAGTTCACTATTGACCAGTTAAAGATGGATGCCAACGTCCTCTCTACTACCTCTGGTACAGAGATGATCATTGACCCATTCCCAGCTGGTGGTGATGCTGAAGGTTTAGTTATTATTAAAGGTGACCTACAGATTGATGGTACTACAACTACAGTTAATAGTGCTTCAATGTCTGTTAATGACCCTACAATCGAGTTAGGTGATCCTACAACTACATTAACATTGACTGCTTCTGCTACATCAGGTGCTACAGTTCTTACTGTGGACAGAGTGGTAGGATTAAATGTTGGTGATGATATCACTGGAACAAACATAGCAAACTCAACTAACATTGCTTCTATTGACACAGGTGCTAAAACGATCACTCTAGATCAGGCAATCACTGGTAACATAGATAGTGGTGGCAGTATTACTGCTGTAAGAGATGCTAGTGACGGACTAGACAGAGGTGTTAAAGTTCACTACCACACAGGTAGTGCTGCTCAGTTTGGTTTCTTTGGTTATGATCGCACTGGAGGTGCTGATGGAGCTGGTGCTTGGACATTCATTGAGAATGCTACAGACACTGGTACAGTCTTTGGTGTAACAGGTAACCGTGGTACAGTCGTACTTGGTGACCTAGAACTAGATACTGACCTCGAAGTACAATATGGTGGTACAGGTGTTTCAACCTTTACTCAGTATGGTATTCCTTATGGCGACGGTACAAACCCCTTAAATGTAACAGCTGCTGCTAACATGGCATCACCTGGTACAGGAACTGACGCAACAACTTCATTCCAAGTTCTAACAGTCACAGCAGGAGGCGTTCCTGTATGGACTGACACTTTAGATGGAGGCGTTTTCTAACACTGAAAACCCATGAACGTAAACATTATTATTTCCACATTACAACGTAAAGTTTCTGAACTGACATTATCTAACATTATGCTTGAAGCGAAGATACTGGACTTACAAACCCAGTTAAATAGTATACAAGATCAATCATCAGAGAATGCTATAAATGGCAACGAGGATCAAACTAAAGAGTTCGATAACTCCCAACTCGACACCGACAACAAGTGATCTAGTCGATAAGGAAGTCGCGATTAATATCGCGGATAAAAAACTCTTTGTAAACAATTCAGGTTCTATCGTAGAGATAGGTAACGCGGCTCCAAACACCGCTAGTGTTACTGCGGCTATGCTCGCGTCTGATATTACTAATGGTCCTAGTAATCATCTATTCGTTGCTAAAGTCGGTACAGACGCAGCAGCATTACCAGGTGGTGCTGACAGAGGTAAGCATTCCTCTACACCATTCCTTACACTTAAGTATGCACTCTCACAAGCTCAGTCAGGAGATACAGTTAACGTAGCAGCTGGTGAGTACCAAGAAGAATTTCCACTAACAGTTCCAGACGGAGTGGCAGTTAGGGGAGCAGGATTAAGAGCGACAAATATATATCCAACAGTAGCGACAAACGATCTTAACTGTTTTGTATTGAACGGTGACACCACTGTATCAGAACTGACTGTTAAGGACATGTTCTACAACAGTAGCAATGACACAGGTTATGCTTTCGTTGCTGCTAACGACTGGAACTCAGAGAGAAGTGCTTATGTACAGAGAGTCACAGTCCTAAACAAAGGATCAACTACATCTGCTAGTGACCCCTATGGATTTGATGCAGGGGATGCAGGACGTGGTGCTAAACTAGATGGTGCTATTGCTAACGCAAACACATTAGAGACATCAGTATTATTCAACGAGTGTACATTCATCGTACCTAACTCAGTTGGTATACTCTTAACTAACGGTGTTCGTTGTGAGTGGCAGAACTCTTTTGTATACTTCGCTGACGAAGGTATCAAAGGTATACAGGGTGCTACAGGTAAGCATGGTACTGGACAAACAAGATTAAAACTATCTGGAACAACTGGTACGTTCTCAGCTGGTGAAGAAGTATTTGAATTAGAAAATCAATATCAGTCTGGAACATTTACTTTCAGTAGTGGCACTATAACTGTCACAAATGCAGGTCATACTATCGAGACTGGCGATTACGTCATGGCGATGACTGATGGAATAATTTCTTTCTATCAGTGTACAAAAGTAGACGCTAATACATTTACCTACCCTCGTGGTTCGATGAATGCCTCTGGTATCATCACCTACAAGAAGGCAATCGGTTATGGTGAAATCGCATCTAATGATGGAACTTACTTATACCTAGTCGGAAAAGGACTCGGACAGTTCACCACAGCACTAGAAGAGGGTAAGACTCTTACACCTCAAGCTGATGCTAGACTGGACACATCAATCAAGAAGTTTGGAACTGCGTCACTAGAACTTGATGGTACTGGTGACTTTGTTAGTATTGAGACAGAAGAAGACTTTGGATTTGGTACAGCAAGATTCTGTGCTGAGGCTTGGATATATCCTACATCTACTACTGGCACTTCTACTATCTTTGACTTCCGTACTGGATCAGATACAGACGTAGCACCTAGACTATATCAGAATGGTGGTACACTTAAGTATGGTTCTGGAACTACTGAACATATCAGTGGTGGTAGTTTATCACTTAATACTTGGCATCACGTTGCTGTAACACGTCAAAACCCTACTTCTAGTAGTACATTAACTACAAGACTATTCCTTGATGGTACTGAGGTTGGTAGTTTTACTGACACTAACAACTATGGTAAGACTAAACCACTCAACATTGGTTCTGATTATGGATCAGTTGGTGGTAACTTCTTTACAGGTAAGATTGATGAGGTTAGAGTATCTACAGGTCTATCCGCAAGATATACATCTTCATTTACACCTCCAACTTCAGAGTATGGTACAGATACTGATACAGTTCTTCTAGTACATTTCAACGGTACAGATCAATCAACTGCCTTTACTGACACTCCTTCTCCAAAGGATGTTCGTTCTAATAACTTTGACTCTGCTACAGGTATAGCACTTGTTGACTATAGTGCCTTTGGTTGTGAACTAAAGTCTATAGCATCTGCTAACATCTACGGTAATAAGGGTGCTGTATCAGATGGTAATGGTTGTAAACTGATTCTATCAGCACACAACTTCATGTACATTGGTTCTGGAAAGGACTTTACCAATGATACATCTCTAGCAAACCAAGCTAATGAAGTCGTAGAAACCAATGGTGGTAGAGTATTCTACTCATCTACTGACCAGAAGGGTGACTTCAGAGTTGGTGAGGTATTCTTAGTTGACCAAGAGACAGGTAACGTTAACTTCCAGTCAACATCATCATCACAGCAAGCAACCAGTATTGGATTATCTGACTCCACTGGTACTACAAACATCTATCCTGCATATATCGAGACAGGTAATATAAGACTAGCGGGTAACACTTTCTCTACTACAAGTGGTGCTCTACTAATCGACCCTGCGGGTAACGAAGACATTACATTTAACGGTGAGGTAATATTTAACGAGAACGCTTACTTTGACCAGAACAAGGTAGGTAGTTTCAACACTGCTCAGACAGGTTCTATTGATATCAACCTTGGAGGAATACAAAGAAGAGGTGGATTCAACGCTTATGGACTATTATCCGATACGAACCTTCTCATATCTACTGAGAAGTTATCAGCAATCACTCTTGCTAATACAGGTGATGGATATACTGGCGGTACAGCGACGGTAACACTTGAGACCAACCCTGCTGTAAACGGTACAGCATCTTGTACCATAGACACCAATAATGGTTCACTGAAGACTGTTACTGTAACCAATCCTGGTTCTCTATACACAACTGAACCCGTTATATCATTTACTTCAGGTGCTACAAACCCTGATGCCACAGCGGTCTTAGAACAGTATGGTGTTATCAACAGAATTGACGTTGATGATGGTGGATCAACATATACAGGGACACCAACTCTTACTATTGAAGAACCCAATTCATTCTCATTCGATACATTCGAGGGTATCTCAGGTAATACTATTACTATTGAAGACAACCCATTTACTAATGGTTTAAGAGTTGTATACAACAACAGTGGTGGATCTGAATCTGTTGGTTTGACAAATGGAAATACTTACTACGTCATTAACAAGTCTGGTAATAACTTCCAGTTATCTAACTCACAAGGTGGATCTGCTGTAGGTCTATCAGCATCCGCAGATCAAGAATCAGCTGAGTCACACTCATTAGGTGGTGTTAACGCAACTGCTACAGTCACCATGTCAGGTGATGCTATAGCAAGTGTTACAATCAATGAGGTCGGTACACTTTATGATGGAAACTCTCTACCTTCTCTTACACTTTCAGAGGACGTAGGTGCTAGTGCTGCTACACTTCAAGTCTTTTGTGGTAGATCAATCAATAGTATCTCTATTGGATCAAGAGGTAGTGGATATACATCTGCTCCAACTGTAACCATAACTGCCTCAGACTCTGACACTACAGGTTCTGGTGGTGCTGCTACATCAACTATTGGTTATCCAATAGATCAAGTCAATATCACTGAAATAGGTGCGGGTTATAACTTTGCTCCTACTATTCTAGTCGAAGGTGGTGATCCAGTCACAGCTGCTGATTTAGAAGCAACATTTAGTAAAAGAAATGCTAGACTAACTGGTATTACAATAACTGATCCTGGCGTTGGATACGCAACTGCTCCTACACTGACACTTATTGGTGGAGCTGGACACGATGCTCAGGCAGGATTAAATATTCAGTCGTTAACAGGTAATATAACAAACAATGGTAGTGCTTATACACAAGGTACATATCAAGGTGTAAGTTTTAGTTTCGTAAGTGGTGGTGCTGCTCCTTCATCTGCTGCTACTGCTGACTTCATAGTACCAGGTTGGACACTCAACATAACCAACGCAGGATCAGGATATACAGACGGACAGTATGATGGTATCGCAGCATATAACGTACCAGTACAGACATATACAGTAACCGTAATATCAAATCCTGGCACACCTCCTCCTGATGATGTGTATGTCATCAATGGCAGCACACAGGCAGCCCTTACTATGGTCGAGGGTAATACCTACCGTTTTGATCAGTCAGATGATACTAACTCAGGACATCCACTCATTATTGGTAGAGAGGATGGTGGAACTCTAGCTACTGACATTGTATCAATACAACATGGTACACCTGGTACTGCAGGAGCATTTACAGATGTCGTCTTAAGACCTGGCACAGCAGGAGAGACAGCAGATTATATCTGCTCTCAGCATGCCAACATGGGTGCTTCCATAACCATTAACAGTGGTTCAGCAGGAAACTATGGTACAGGATTATCACTTG